CGACACCCTCAAGCTCATCACCAGCCTGAACGGTTACGGTTAAATTATTTACTGCACTGATATTTTTGATTGAACATGAGTACCCAGCATTTGCAGCAGCAGTTGGGAATGTGACCGGGAATGTTCCACCGGCTGGATTTCCCATAAATATTGCTACTGGTGGGGCTAGAACTGTTGCGGCCGCTGCAACTACGATCTGTGTAGATGGTGATGTGAGGAAATTGAACCATGCGATCCAGTCACTGAAAACTCCGAACAACCAGTTATGCCATCCGGAAGGCGGTCGAAAGTCTGCATAGAATCCGGTGAACTGTTCCCCGTTTGTGGGCTGAACTCTCGCAGCACCATTCCCCTGAGTCCATATTGGTAAAACTCCTGGTTGTGTTGGATTTGGCATAGTTTGTTTCTCCTTTAAAATTTAAGTTAAATAAGCCCCACCGACAAGCGGATCTTGCAAACTGCCGTAGCCGAGACCCGTTGGGTCAACGCCAGCATATGCAAAACCGCCGCCGATATATTGATACAAAGTAGGATATTTTCCACCGACCGCTTGTGACCCATCATCGTATCCAATACCAGGAAGCACACCGTCATATGCGAATGCCTCTGTGGGATTAAAGGATACGATGCCATCAACTCGAACTCCTGCTGGTGTAGCTTGTGAAATATTGGTGATGAGGGTATCGACTGCTGCCTGATCTGCAGGAACCCATTCAGACTCAATGATGATCGATGCTGAGAATTCGAACAGAAGTGAAAATACGGATCCAGTGAAAATATTGAATGCGACGATCACTTGCTCCGGAGTACCTTCAGAAACATTTATTTGAATCTGGGCATAAATCGCCATCAGGTATGATGCATCACTCTGACCAGCTTCTCGAGCAATACCAACAATCAAACCAATCACATCTAACTGGGCACCTGTAGCGTTCGGAAGATACCGAAGATTGTTCATGTCAGTTAGAGCGTTTTCAATGTCCTGAATAGGGTTGATTATTGCGGTAAGAATGCCCTGAAGACCCACAGCATTTTTATACTGGTTCATTAACCGAGCAAGTCCTTGCTGAACGTGGTTAGTGATCTGTGTGAACATCAGCTATTGACCTCACAGTTTGCAGTATCTGCTGTGAGGATCTGATAAGCAGTCGGCGTAATGTTGTCAGATGTCAGTGGATCCGGTGCGATACCAACCAGGATCTGAGCCGTTTGAATCCCTGGTATCGGTGCAAGTTGGGCCACGAGTTGAGGTGTGACGATCAGTTCGACCCCTGTTCCCAAAGAGTTCACATAGTTTACGAGGGCTTCTTGAACTAGTACATCCCCATTTGAAGGGTATAGTGCACTCACTGTGAGATTCGCGATCATGTAAACTGGTACTGGATAAGGTCTTGAGTAGTAGATCGTGTGTTCAAGTCCCTGAGAATCAATGATCACATAATTTGCATTCCCGAATGTCTCAATCCCTGCCGGTTTAGCCAACCAAATAGCCTCAGCAATCTGTTCAGGAGTTCCACCCTGAACTACGCATTCGAAGCTGTGTGGTGGCCGGCCATTCAAATCTGGAATATCTGCAACGTTCTCGAATACGAGTGCAGAAGTGACACCGGTGATTTCAAGTAGTTTAGAACGAATTGCTTCGACCGTTCCGGCACCGGCGCTTTGAAGTGCTTGCTCCATTCTCAATCGATATGCATTATCACTTTCAACCAACTGACCGACGACAGCATCCTGAGTGTTTAGAACCGCAGTGAGGCCGGCCACCGGTGTAATGATCACAGTGAGCGTTCCCGAGTTCGCAATGATTGGCCCATCTGCAGTTGATGTGACCGGGACACTGGCCTGATCAATACCTGGAGTGATGATTGCTGCTGTTATGATCACCGCAGCTGGCACGGCATTTGTGAGTGAACTTGTGGCCACAAATTGTGGCTGGATCATGAACCCACCGGTTCCAGCACCATTGAATGTGACTGTGAATCCTATTGCGTAGTTTCCAGTGACCGTACATCCGGAGGCGAACAGTAGGCCTTGAATTGCTGCTTGAACCTGTGCGGCAGTGGCATTGAACGCGAGGGCTGCAGTGGTGAATCCACCGAGAGTGATCGTCCATGTTCCCGCCGTGGGAACTGTTGAGAATGTGATGAGCTGAATACAGCTCTGACCAGCGGCCAAAACTACTGGTGAGTTGAGAAAGAATACACTGGTTGGTGATCCATCAACTGAGAATTGTGTGGTGGTTCCTGGGATTGGTGTTCCTGCGATACCGAATAGTCTGACGTTCGCAACCGTCGAAGGGAATGGACCTTCACGAGGAACACCGCGAAGTGCACCAACATTATCAAGTGAGGCACCAAATGCCCCATTGGGATTTTGTGAGTTGTAAACATCCTGCATCGCTTGCCATACGAGCAATTCTCTCTCTCCAAAGATACCAGCGATCTGACCGAAAAATGAATTGGGCTTTGTGTTGATTCCAGCTCCGAAAGTAGTCTTAAGAGTCTGATTGATACCTGGCAAAATGTCGGTTAACTGTGGACAAACAAAACCTTGAGGAGTCACACCAAATCCAGTTCCGCTAGACATTTCTACTCCTATTCTTATCGGCTATTTTTTCCGAATGACTTATAAATTCTTTGTATGTAAAATCACTCTTCATTCTTTGACAGGTAATGCAAGAACTAACCACATTATCCAATGAATAAAATGGCTCATTATTCAATCTATCTAGGGAATTAATTTTAATCTCTCTGTGGCTATTTTTTCTTGATTTCCTATTTCTTACTTTTTTTGACATCCCACCACAAAAAAAACATGGCTCCGAACAAATTATTTTATACTGATCAAATGAGATATCGTTCTTATATCCACGCCTTTCAGCGCCAGTGCAGTGAGATGAATAAGCTCTTTTTGTTATGTATGAATAATCATCAACACGATTTAAATTCCTTTTTTCATCGTTTAAACAACCACAACTTTTTGTTCCAACTCTTCCTTTTTTTAAGCCTTCTCTTACACTATAACCCTTGAGAACAACTATCGAACCACAATCGCATTTGAATTTCCAAAATGCTCCTCGATTCTTTTTTACATGATCTAAAGAAATAGCCGTCAATCTGTTAAATCTTTGACCGGTCATATCAATTACAGATGTTTTATGTCTCATTTAAAAAGGTGTCCCTTCTATAGTGGCATTGGTCAAAGCGCCCACTGAGGTTTGAACTGATAAGGTCTCATTCATGCTATCGATACCTTGAAAGTTTACAGATAAATTACGGTTAACAGAATCAAATTCAAATGTGAGGCTTGTGATCTGCTCAACACCATCAACAGCGAGAGCCGCATTCACGAGATCGGCATGGATCAAATCAAGGTTTGGATTCTTAACGAGGATTTGCTGAAGGTATGGAACACCTACAGTCGTATCGAGGAACCATTCTCCAAGCCAAACTTGAAGACTCTGCTGGAGATCCTGAGCGATGGCATCAGATCCAGTGACCAAATAAAGATCATTGTTTTGAAGTTGAATGTCATTCGTGAGTAGGTTCATTCCGAGATCACTCATTGACAACTCCCCATCCCCGTCACAGTTTCTGCAGAAGTAGTTTCACCAACTCCACCAGCCCCTGAACCAGTGTTTACAATGATTGGAATATCAATAGGAACAGTCAAATCATTACCTTCCGCTGCCGGGCGTTTAGTAGGTAAAATATCCAAATTCGCCTTGATGTCGGCATAAATTAAACCCATTACGCCTTGCCATATTGCTTCGATATCTTCATTAGTTTGAGAAGTCCCTGGGGCTGGTTTATTTTCGATCAGATAATCCGCAATGCTTGTGCCGATCGGGCCGGGGTTCAATGCCATATTAAACTTTGAAGCTCTCCAGTTTTGTTTTTAGCGTTCCTAATTCGTCTGCAATATTCGCATAAGTTTCGAACGCTAAAAGTGGTTGTGGGCCTTGCCATGTGTTTACAGTATCGGTGGATAAAGTCTCATTGGTCAATTCAACTTGTTCTGTGATCTGATCGAGAATGGAGATCAGCTCCCCAGTCTCATTTAAAGCTTGGATCTTCCCATTTGGATAAATGATGAAATGCGTCTGACCATTCACTATTTCTACCCCATCTGGGGTGGTTGGAGTAAATGCATCAGGTAAAGCGGATCCACCTGGCATCGCATATGCATCACTCATGTGGAACTTTCGAGGATCACCAGGGTCTGTGATTCCACCTTGGGCTTTCCAATTGTCCAAAGATCTTTGAGAGAAAATCAAAGTCACATCATCACCTACTTTGAGTGGTAGGTGAATGAATGCGGATCCATCATTCGCCCTTGGCCACTTCACCGGAACGTTTGGAATCGGTGCAATGGTGACGAGTGTGCCATCTAACTGCTTTGATTGAAGTTGTATCTGAACATCGGCAAATTGAGTCTGGCTATCATATGCCACTACTTTACCAGGGAGACAGAAGTTGGCTTCCATGAGAACCGCATCGACAGTGGCACGAATAACCTCTGATAGCTCCGGTGGATATGCCGATAAATTAGCCATTACTCACCCCGGTAGATCCCTGTGAGACGAGCTTGAATGCATCACATTTACTATAGAATGGGCCTGACCATGAATCGAACTCTTGCACGACGCGTCCAAGGACATAGTCACCATTTATAAATTTACTCTGTATCGTAACACGTTGACTCATAACAAGATCAGATCTCAACAAATGAGTGAATGACAGATCGATATCCGGAGTGACTGGAACGCCAGATGCGACCACACCGATGAGGCCTGGTGGTTGAATCTCCGGGATCTCAACGAGTCCTGTGTCTTCATTCAGGATGAAGCTTGGGGCTCCTGTGTCTTGCAACAGTGGGAGAATATAAATGCCCCCACCGTAAACGTGGAACGAAAGACCGAGTTTCTGGCATATCTCAGAAAGGTGTTCGAATGGGCTTTTGTTCAAAACGATTCCATAGAGATAACTCCCATCTGGAACTCCTTTGAGTACCGCTACAAATATCCCATTCACTGAGAGTGCATCGGTCAATGCAGTGATCACCCGCATGTACGATGTTGGGCCTTTGAAGCTTGTATTCATCTGACCATTGACCAGTGCAAAGTGTGAATCGGCCGCAATCACATCAGTCACAAACAAGGGCCCGGCCTTATAAGTTTTTGCCCAAAGAATATCGCCAAGTGCAATCTGCTTCACATTGTTTTGATAACCGGCAAATATTTCAATTTTGGTTCCTACCTTCGATTGAAACAATGCTCGGGAATCTGGGCCGAGATTATAAATCGAGAACGTGATGTTGTTTGTATGGAATCCGATTGTCGGTTGAGTGAGTACATTCTTCCCTTTGATTCTAAATCCTTCTGGCTGGGTTGGATCTGTAGAGCTGAATTCAGTATACCCATTTGCGTAATCGATAATTGGAGCCCCACCACCACTGCCGAAGTTCCCGAACGTAGTGGCGTAAACTCTGACCTTTACAACTCGCCCCAAACTATCATTGTTCATGCCGTATTACCTTCTAAGTAGAAGAGTCGAACACGATCACCTAAATCAAACTGGCCAGCATCAGCATCCTCACCGCTGGTATCGAATGCAAATATAGTCCCTGGCAGTTCGACTAGATCTGTGTACGGTTCGAACAATGCCCATGAAACAATCAGTGGAATAGGCCCTACGAGCATATTTCTGTTTTGATCAGCGAGAGTGATAAACCATGAACCATTCCCATCATTGACCCGTGGATTGAAATATAGGGCTATAGTATAGGCCGTTCCATCCAACTTCACGAGCTGTTCATATGCAGGAAGATCATTCTGTGTGGGTATTTCTAAAAGTGACATTAAGCGCCACCTCCGAAGAAGTTTGGTGATTTTGCAAAAGCTTCCTGAAGTGATCCGAGTGGGGAACTCTGAACAGCTTGAATTGTCTGTGGGCTCACAAGTTGAGTTGATTGACTCCCTATGTTTGTGGATGAAGCACCACCATTAATCACATTCTCGGCCAGTTGGGTCTTCTGAACTTTCAGTGGACTAACGATCCGGAGTTGCTTGATGTCCATTTCGAATGCCAGGGCGTACCCAGTCTCCTCATTACGAGGGAATGAGAGCCTCTGAATGACCACATTCTTATAGCTCATTCGACGGGTGACGAGCATAAATGGGGTCTTTGCCTGAAATGCATTGATGAGGATGGTACGAGATACCGCGTCCACAGCACCAGAGAATGCATTCGCTGCGAGGTTCCCGGCGCTTCCTTGGAGAGCGGATCCGGCAATACCAACCCCCTCTGAGATACCTGAATTCAAAAGGTTTGCACGAGCCTGTGAGCTTGTGATTGCTGCAATCGTACCGGCCGCGATGTTTGCCAATGCTACAGATAGATCGAGTGGGGTGCTCGACATGATTCCCTTAAGTCGAATGGTGGGGTTTTTAAGTTGAATGTGGTCACTGATTTCCGGGCCTGATTCTACCGGATGATCGGACACTTCCGCATCATACGTGACGACTTCATCCTTCACCACATCGAGAATAGCCAATGGAACAGGAATCCCGTTTGATGTGTTCAATTGAATCATCATCGTTCTTCCGAGAATCTGTCCTACTCCATTTGCGATCGAACTAAGTGCGGTAGCCATTTAATATTGCTTACTCCTTGCGGCATCGAGCTTTGCTTTGATCATCATTTTTTCATTACTATCAACGTTTGCGCGGGAGATGATTCCGGCTGCTCCATGTGCCGTGGTTCCTGGTGGAAGGGTAATATTATTTGTCGTATTGAAAGTGTTTGATTGCGAAACAGGAGACTCTTGTGGGCCTTCATATCTTTGTTGAGCTGTCGGTGATGTTTGACTCTCCCAGAATGGTTTGATCTGGGATAATTTTTCATCGACGATATCTCGCTGTGATGCATGGGAACCTTGTTCGGTTCTTTGTTCCATCATTGATTTCTCAGCATTATCTCTCCAATCGAGCATACTTTTTAATACTGGTATTTTCCCGATCAGACCCTCAACTCCAGCGATGATCTTTGAAAGCCATGTGTCCGCATAAGATCCACCTGTGAGAACTGTCCAGAGATCATGAATCGAAACCACAAGAATTGATATAGCAGCGGCTGCGAGTCCCATTGGTACAATAATGTCAGCAATTCCAGCCAGAGCTACAATCATCTGAGTGATTGAAACAGCCGCCTGAATTGCTTTAAATGCCAAGAATGCATTGATCAAAATACTCACAGCATTCTTTACTCCCCCGAGATATTCAACAACTGGCTTCAGTGCACCAACCAATCCTATGGCCATTTCCCAAACCAATTGAATTACATCAGCCAACTTATCAAGGAATGCATTGATCCCAGATGCTATGAACTTCTTATTTATTGCGAACCATTGGGTGAACTTATTGATCATTGGTGTCAGATGTCTCATGACACTGAAGCCTATCTCGTAACCAAACTTGCGAAATGTCAGCCATAGTTTAGAGATTTGTTTATCCATCTCAGCACCTTGGTGAACCATTTTCTCATTGAGTGCAAAGTTCTTGCGGCCTGCTTCAAGATTCTTATCTAGAATACCGGGGCCCTCACGTAGTACATTGTATAACTTTGTACTCCCAAGGGTCTGTTCTACGATCCTGCTTGCCGCCAGTGGTGAGTTTTTCGAGATTGCCTGAATACCACTAGCCATATCGTGGAATGCATCCGTGACCTTATATGTGGGGTCATTGAGTCGATCCATGATCAGACCCATCTTCCCACTCATAGCACCTAACTGCTCGAGAGATTTACGTGCATCCACATTGCCGGCGCGTGCCTGATCCATTGTATCCCCGAGCTTCTGAAGGGAATCAACGAGCTCATCGCGGTTCACGTCACCAACAACCTTTGCGGCATATTCGTATTCTTGGAGTTTATCGGTATTGATGCCAAGGAGGTGGGCCTGGTTCTCAAGTCCTCTGGCATTTGATGTGAATGAGTTTTCGATTGCGAACAGACCAGCAGTAACACCAGCGGCCTCGAGTGCGAAGCCCCGGAGTTTACCCGCGAACTTCTCAACCTTGTCACTGGCTTTATCGACCTTCTTATCATCGAAGCCGAATGCTACCTTGACACCAAACTCTCTTAATACTTCTCCGAAACCCATTTCTATCTCCCTGATTGCCTATTCAGTTGCTCTTTTATGTCCAATGCTTTGTTGGCTTTCAGAACCATTGGCAGAGTCCAGTATTTGAGAATCATCGAATAATCTTGGCCCTCATTCACTAGCCGGAGAACTGGCCAGCACAAATCTTTAGGCCATGGGATGGTTACTCTCTTCTGACCTACTCCGCTTTCCCCATCATCTCCGCGATCACATCCCCAATCGCGACGAAAAAATCCGTATGGGTGAACTCAACCACCTTGCTGACAAGCTTGATGATCGAGCCGCTCTTACCGTGGAAGTGAAGCTTGATGCCCACTTCATTTAGAAGGATCTTCTTTGGATCGCCTTCTTCGGGCCCCTGGCATTCAACTGATGATAGTAATCGTTTGACCAGTGACCATGAGTCCTTGCTGTTTACTTTGCTTAGGAATGATCTTACAGCGATAGCCAGCGTGGTAGTTGCTTCACCTTCTTTACTGGTTGCCATCACAGCACCAGGCTCACCAATCAACTTGGAAAGCTCAACACCAATATCCCACGCAATGTCCGGAGACTGATGTTTGATTAAGTACTTGAAACCGTCGATTACTACTTCCTTGCTATCTATCGTCTGCATAATGATCCTCCCTATGCATGTTTAAATTTAGATCCCAGCTTCTCCACCAGCTTCGATGTCGAGATATGGGCAAATGAAAGTCCATTCACGCCCCACTGTTTTGTCAGCGAATTCAACCTTAACCGGCTTTTGGACGAATGACTTGGCAGAGTTCACCACAGTAGTTCCGTTCTTATCATTGATCTTCACAGGAACCACGGCCGCTGCCATGTTCTTTTGCTGAAGGGCTTGAAGCAAAGTATTGAAATAATCATTCAATGGGCTTGCTTGTTGAAGAGTGATCTTCACCTTCCCTGATTCATTCGGACTGATAATGATAGTGACTTCACCATCAGATCCGACTTCCATTGTTGCAGTGTCGACTTCACGATCTGCTTCGGTGAATGTTCCTTCATGGAGCCCTGTGACTGACTGGGTTCCGACAACGATTGCCACGTCATCCGGGGCATACTTTCTTACAATACCGCTTGGCATAATATTTCTCCTTTTTCCTGTTTAATTTTCAATTAGTGTTTGTTTTTTAAACACCATCACGAAGTTACATATCCTTGAAGTTGGATCTGATTGATTGCACCGGCGAGCTGGGCATCGAATCCGATCTCACTCAAAATACGGGTAGCTCGTTGTGCCGGTGTGAGATCATTCGCATTCGGTGCGAATACATCCCACCCAGGAACGATACCTTGATTGCTTTCACCTTGTTTCAATGCTGTTGATACAGGTGTTTCGATCTGTGTGATACCGCCGTTTGAGTAGGCGATTTTGAGATTCAATGGGTCAGTCTCAACTGCGATGATCCCGGTTTGTATGGTGGAAGCCAACCAATCAATGAATATCGTAACGTCGAAGTATTCACCGCCGCAGGCCTTACCGTAGAGAGTGCAACCAGCACTAGCAATGTTGATATACACGTTCCCATTTTTACCAAGGACATTGGCAATTGCAGTCGGTGTCATAACACTGTTCGGATCAGGGGTTACGCCTTCGAGTGTCTTCATAGCCCAGTTCCCAATACCAGGAGTGGTCGAAATCATATAACCCATCCATGCACCATCAGGTCCATTCGTATTGGCCTGAGCTGAGTACAAGATCATTGTTCGGTCGAAGGCTTCACCTTTGCAAAGAGACATGATGTCCGTGGTCACATTGGTCAAGCACCCTGCATCCAGAGTGGCGGTCACGTACACCAGGAGCTCACCCTCGATGAATGTTGCAACTTGGAGGATGTCCGAAGCCACATGGCTACAAACGATCACACCATAGAAGTTGGTGTTCGCTGGCATATTCGCCTGTGCGGTGATGATGTCTTGGAATATTGAGTGATTCGCAATCACGTTGAGATAGGTCAGATCAGCATCGATTGAAGTGAAGCTGTTTCCAGCTCCTGCAGTCGTTGCGGTCAAGGTCAATAATGCCCCAGCTCCTGCCCCGGTCACAGCACCAGTCAGTGGAGGATTCACTGGGAAAGCCACACCGATCGCAGCCAATAACGCCGCAAGGATCGATTGCTGAGTGTCCCCACCGATTGAAGTGTACTGAATCACGACACTGTTCAATGTGAATTTATAGTTATGAGCGACTGCGAGAACGCCCACCGCAATGGTGTCTTCCTGTTCTACGGCCGCAGTATTTGGAGCCACATAGAATTCTGAAGGCTTTGGCCCTGCCTGAGACATGAGCGCATTCGCTTCGATGTACTCCGGATCCGCTGGAAGGAATGGCCCATCATTTGCCTGAAGCATCTGTGATGCAGCAGTGTATGCAGTTGGACCTTCAACTCGTGCAGATGGCCCAAAGATACAAACGATGTTGAAAGACTCCTGGCTTACTACTCGGGTTGTCTTGCTGATGTTTACCGTTACAATTAAATTCTCATTCATGGTTTAGCCCCTCCTTAGGGTAAAGTGATTTGTTGATCTTTTTCGACTTCATCGATGATTTTACGAAGGTTAATGACCTCAATTGTTTCGACCGGATCAGTGATGTTTTGAACCATCCCAAGGCCCAACTCGAAGCCAGCACGTTCCTCATACTCAGTCTCTTCGAGTGCCGTCATATTTGAAGGCTTCCCAACCGCTTGAATCGATACACCGCCACGATTCAATTGCATCCGGACATAACGAAGAAGAAGAGAAGAATTCAAATCGATAGCCAATTGCATCGCTGTCGGTCTTTTGATCTTCGTGTTTCCGTATGTCTGTACTGACAAGGTTGCCTCCTGTTGCATTCCTGCTGTATCCGGAGATAAACCTCCCCCGAGCACGTTCGCATCTCTGGCGATCGGTGCCGGGCCGTATGTGAATTTCAATGTCACACATGGCCTTGGTGGGAGGGGCTCTGATTGATTTCTCCAGATGATCTGTTCAGGTTTAAGTGTCCCTTGAGTGATCCCAAAAATCCAATCGTAAATGGTGTCTTGGATCTTGTCGAGATCGAGCGTGCCAATAGGGTAACTCATAATGCACCATCCCCATCAGTGGCTTGTTCAGGTTCGCGCCAGATTATGGTCATGAAATAATCGATGTTTGTGTGCTGCCAATTGATCGGGGCCATTGCTTTGAATGTGTCGCCATTCACGGTGACAATATCCGGAGATGACAGAGTTGCCATTGAATTCGTTAGGATAGGTTCATCGGTGAAAAACTTATAGAATTGCTTGAGTCGATTGCCTTCCTCGGGAAGCTTCAACTCGCGTGCGCTCGATGGCTGCATTGATCCAGCAACCTTTATGGTCTTCATTGGACCAGGAACATAACGGCCTTTGACATAGGTTCCCTTAGAACTTCTGATCACCTTATATTCACCGGTCATGAATCGCGCTACCAGACTCATTTCTCTTTGCCTTCCTTGACAGTAAAATCCATTGAATTTCTTAGT